CCAAGAAAACATTTAAAACCAGGAGATGTTGAATTTGAAAAGATTAAGAAATCAATAGAAACATTCGGTTATGTGGAGCCAATTGTTGTAAATGAAGTCAATAATGTTGTAATTGGCGGAAACCAAAGGTTGAAGGTATTAAAAGATTTAGGCTATGAAAACATTAAATGTGTTATGACTAACTGTACAGAAGAAGAGGAAAAAGCTTTAAATGTAGCTCTTAATAAAATTGATGGAGTATGGGATGAAGAAAAACTAAAAGAGTTATTTGTTGAATTGAAAGATTTAGATTTTGATACTTCTTTTACCGGTTTTAATGATGATGAAATTAATAATTTAATTGAAAGTTTTGATAATGAAGCTGAGAATGATTCAGATGATTTTGATGTAAAAGAAGCGATTGAGGAAATTGAAATTAAAGGAGCAAAAACCAAAAGAGGAAATATATATCAATTGGGAAAACATTTTTTGATGTGTGGAGATAGTTTTGATCTAAAAAATAGACAATTACTTATTACTGAATCTTTTGATATGATATTTACTGATCCACCATATGATATGGATGGATGTTCTCAATTTAGGAGCATGGAAAATGTTAAATCTCGTATTAAAGATATGATAAACTTTGATGTAAATAAATTGTCATTTTTAAGGGATTTGGATATTAAATCTTATTATATTTTTACTTCCAAAAATGGAATTAAAAAATATTTTAGTATTTTTGATGATTATCAATTTAACATATTAGTATGGTGTAAAACTAATCCTGTTCCATTATGCAATAATAATTTTTTACCTGATATGGAATATTTAATGTATTTTTATAAAGATAAAAGAATCTGGAATAATCAATTAAAACCTACTAAAGTATATAAAAAATATTATATATCTAAAAAAGAAGCTGGAAGAAATAAGGATGGAAATTTACATCCAACTATGAAACCTTTTGAATTGCTTTTAAATAGAATTAGAATATCTTCTAAAAGTGGTGGTAATGTTTTAGATTTGTTTGGTGGTAGTGGAACAACTTTAATTGCTTGTGAACAACTAAATAGAAAATGTTATATGATGGAATTACTTCCAGAATATTGTGATATAATAATAAATAGATATATTAATTATAAAAAAAGTTCTGATGATGTTTTTTTAATTGATGGAAATAAAAAAATTTCTTGGGCTAATATATTAAAAGTTAGGTGATTCTATGGCAGGAAGAAAAAATGCATATGATGACAAAATAAAGCCCAATCTCGAAAAGATAAGGCACTGGTTGTCAGAAGGGTACTCACATCAACAAATTTATGAAATGATTGGAGTGAAAAAAACATCTTTTTACAAATATCAAAATCCGTCAAACAAAAAGTTTTATAAGACGGAATTTGCGAACATTCTAAAAACTTCAAAAGAAGTTTTGCAAATAAAATTGGAAGATGCACTATACAAGGAGGCTATGGGGTATGAGTACGAAGAAACACATGTTGAGATTGAAGACCATACAACATTACAGGGGAATACAAGGACTAGAAAAAAACAAAAAAAAATAAAAAAATATGCAAGACCTAACTCAAATCTATTGATTTTCGTTTTGTGTAATAAGTGGCCGGAAAAGTGGCGCAGAATCGATAAAGATATCGTAGAAGCTCTTGAAACTGGCAATGTTAATCTGAATATCACCGACAAGCATATAAAAAGTGCTTTCAAGGCTTTATATCCTGGAATGGATGAAAAGCAATTGAAAGAAGTAGAACAAATGGAATCAAATAACAATGAAGGTCTTGAAGATGATAAGAAAAACAAAAACAAGAAAAACAAAGACAAAACGAAGAAAAAATAATGATTATAGTGACTTTAAGTCATTTAATTTTATAACTGGGCTTGATAATCGCAGACTTAATAAACCCAATTTTTCTAATATTGTTGATATTGGTGAGACTTACGCAGAAAAGGCACCACGAACGAAAGAGGAATTAGCTGTTTATTGTGCTACCGTTTTAAATAATCGTTTCCCTTATCCAGTTTCAAATAATGAATATTGTTCTATCAATGGACATAAGTCACCGCTTGACGCCATTTGGGCAGCTTATGCCGAAATAGATAATATTTCGATATGGTACGCCATGAGAGGATCGGGTAAGACTTATGATTTGTCTATTTTGTCATGGTTAGAATCAGTATTCAAGCCACGATGTTGGACAACTATTTTAGGAGGAAGCTTAGAACAATCAACAAAAGCAGTTTCTTATATAAATGATTTATGGAATGCTCCAGGTGTAAGAAAAATAAAAGATAAATTGCTAGTTAATCATCAAGTAGCTGGAAGGGGTTTTAAAACTACTCATGGATCACAAGTGCAAGCTCTGGCAGCTTCATCAAAGTCAGTAAGGGGACCTCATCCTCAAAAATTACGGCTTGATGAATGTGATGAAATGGAAGAAAAAATATATTATGCTGCATTAGGACAACCGAAAACTAATTATAATATTCTTGATAGTGTTGTAATTAGTTCTACTTTGCACAATCCTTTTGGTCTTATGAGTGAAATTATTGATAATCGTTTTGAAATTGGAGCTGCTTTATATGCATGGTGTATTGAAGAAGTTCTGGAACCGCGCGGATTTTGGACAAAAGAAGAATATGAACGAAGATGTAGGCAGCTTACAAAAGCAATGATTGACGCCGAATATCGTTTAAAACGTCCCAAGCTGGGGGATACAATTTTTGATTATGAAAGCATTGACAGGGCCTATGAAAGAGGAAAAGATGATAAATTTGATAAAAAATTCTATACTGAGGCTGGCATTGATTGGGGTTATAATTGTACAGCTTTATCAATAATCCAAGATCCCAGAGAAATTTTTAGGAATGTTCATACTATTATTTATGAATACATTGAATTAACAGATAGGTGCGAAGCTATAGCAAAATTATGTATTGAAAAGAAAATATCTAGAATATATTGTGATAGTGCACCTAAGGATAGTCAAATTACACTCAAGAAAACATTAAAAAGGAATAGATGTTCTACAGAAGTTATTCCAATTGCTTTCAATAAATGGAAAAGTATTGGAATAGATGTAATAAGATTTCTATTAGAAAAAAATAAGCTAAATATAACAAGTAAGGAAGCTAAACAAAAAATGCAAAAATATCATTATGAAAACGCCGATTTAGGTACAATTAAAAAAGAAGATGATCATATCCCAGATTCATTTATTGCTTGGGGAGCTAGTAGACATAAAATGCTGGGTATTTAGTAATGCAAATTTTTTGTTTGCTTTTTTTCTTTAATTGATTTGCCGTAAGGTTCCTTCCTGATGTAAGGCTTCTTCCCCCATGTAAGACTTAAACTTAAATCCTATGGATAAGGTTAGTGATAGTAAATTACTATACTGTACTATATGGGCTCTGTAGTTTAAGCTAAAACGTGGGATCACCTTCCTTCAGGTGGGTGAGGATGTCAAGAAATTTTTTTGTTAAGTATTTGTTTTTCTTTGTTAATTGTAATTTTTGTTGCTTAGTATTAATATTATTGTTAAAAGTAAAGGGACTTATAATATGAATGTATTGTATTTAGGTAAAAGAAATATTTATAATAATAATAAAATAAATTGGATTAAATTTAACAATGCAGTAAAATTTTTAATACATGTTATTGATAATTATAAAGATTATTGTCTCGCATGTATTGAAAGTGATGAAAGAGACATGGAATCAATTATTAATATTTTAAGGAAGAGAAGTATTAATATAATTGTTGTTGACTATGAGAAAAGGCAAGAAAAGAGTTATAATGATTTAGAGGAATATTATAATTTTGGCATTTCTAATTATCACTTCTTTGAAACAATTAAATTATTCAATGCATTAGTATGCAGGGAATTTCTTAAAAATTCTAATGAAAGAATTATAATTTTTAAGGAATTTGTATTATATCATGATAGACTTCAGCTTGGCCTGGATAAAATTATAAATATTAGTAGATTTGAAAAAAAAATAATAGATATATTTATTTCTCAAAATGAGCCTATTTCATTAATTAAATTCCAATATATTTTTAATGAAATTTACAAACATAGAATTACTGGTACATCGTTTTATAATGCAAAAACAAGACTAAATGTAAAAGTTGGTAATTTTATTAAAAAAACTAAATACAGTTATTATATTGAACATACAAA